CTTCGTCTTCAAGCGAGGTGTTCCACCTTTCGTTTTAGCCATTCCCGAAATCGTGAAGACTGTGCCTGGCGGAAATGTTCCGCCAGTTTTATGCTTCTCTGTAAAGTCTACTGAATTGTATAGATCACACTGTACCAGTGTTTTGATTTTTTTAGGATTTTCTGTGTAGTATGTGTTTTTATTTGAGCTTGCTGGTGTGTGTGGTTTTCCTGCTTTTAACTTCGCTAATAATGTTGTGTTCTGTGTTGCTGTTCCGCTGTAATTTTTAATTCCGTAACTTGTCGCTAGTTTTTTGCGATTCGCAAAGCTTGAATCTAGTTTGTTTAAATTCATATAATCTACTAATCCTAGACTGTTCGTGTTTGTGTTTGCGCTTGGTTTAGAAGAATTACTAGTACTAGCTCCTTTTCCGAAATTATCAGTCCCATAACCTTTATAATTAAATTGAAGGTGCGGATTGTCTACAAATCCAGACCAATCACCGCCCCATTCAAATCCAAGTGCCTTCGCTTTTGCCACAAATTTCTTGCCTTTATCTGAACGATAAGCGCCCCAATCAACAGTTTTACCTTTCGCCATGACGAAATCTAGCGCTTGTCCTACTAAATGATAAGAGCGCATTGTTTGAGACGCTCCGCTAGCAACATTTGCGGCTTGTTGTTCTTTCGTTCTAATTGTTTCGTAGATTAATACTTCAATCCCGTTGCTTTCAGACCAATCTAGCAATTTTCTAGCTGCCGCTTTCGTATTGTCTGCTAACTTATTTACATTCGCTAAACTTCTACTATAATAATAACTTGTCATTATTTATCATCCTCTCCATATTTTTTGCTTCGATTAGTAAATTGTTCAAATAATCCAGTACCGCCAGCTCCTGCTAAAGCACCTGCCCAAATCATCGTTGCAAGCGATCCAGAGCCATCCAAAAACGTTGCTAATGCGCCCAGAATAGCACCAATAAGTATGCTAACAGTCGGAAGCCACTTAGACGGGACTAACTCCGTCTTCTTAATCGCCTGTACAAAAACAGGTGTTACAACTACTAAAAATGTCATGTAAACTAGTAATTCTTTTCCAAATTCCATTTCTATCATCCTTTACTTCGTTATTTTGTGTTCCAATAAATCTACTTTGTGAGCTAACTTTCCGACTGATTTAGACAAGCTGTCAATTGATTGTTGTTGCTGTTTCATCATGTCATTTTGCCTATCCATCAATCGCTGTTGTTCGTTCATCGTACTTATAAATTTATCTCTCTCTTCTTTCGATTCCTTATTACGCTTCTCTCGTTCTTCCTCCACTTTTTCGCGTTCTTCTTTCATTTCTATTCTTACAATTTTTGAATCATCCCAAATTCTTTTTGTGATAATTAGTAAGATTATAAAAAGCGCTACAAAGAGCGCCGCGAAGAACATTTCTTTCGCTAAAGCATAATCAAATACTTTTGCTAGACCATCATACATTTTCATCATCCCCCATAAAAAAATAAGCCTATTCGGCTTCTATTTCTTCTGACTGTATTCGTTGTTGTTCTTGTTTTAACTCATCCACTTTTGCTTTTACCTGACCTCGTAAATTCGCAGGAACTTCTTCAATAGTTTTTCGATTATTCATCACTAAATTCACATAAATTGGTATCATATAAGCCATTTCATCACCCTAAATTACTTTCGAACAATGCCGCTAACGCTTCTTGGGTGAGTAGTAATTCCTCTCTTAATTTTTCTATTTCCGTTTTTTCTGCAGGTATGTTTGGGTTTTCTAATTCCCATCTCGTCTTGTCTTCGTCCCAATCATCCCCATCCCAACGCGGATAATACATTGCTCTTGCTATGCCGTTTTCTATTATGGAAGGTTCAATATTTGTAGAATTTTTCGGTTGATTGATTAAACCTTTTTCATCTTCAAACACAAGTATTGTTTCGAGATAATCGCCATTTTCATCATATGTGTAAAACTGTTTATAGTTCATGTTCACTCCTCCTAGTTCCCGACTTCATAGCTAATACCAGAAAGGCTTATATAGCTAGGATTAGCATTATCCGTTGATGATACTTGTAACATTTTTCCGTCAACGGGAATAGCAATACGACCACCGTTCCCGTTATTTGAAGCGGCAGCACCGTAATAAGTGACAATTGGTCTTGTGCCGCTGGGCATTGTTGCCAGGGTACTATTTGCTGTACTAATAAATGTACCAGCAACTGCTCCGCGGAATTCAGCAAAAGTTTTCAAACCGGTAGAGGTTTGTTTTGCTACAAGCCGATATTGAGGTGTACTACTGTCGCCAGTTGAGTAACCAGAGGCAAGGGGTACATTTATCCAAGCTCCGTAACTATCCATCTTGCTATCTGTATATGCTTTTGCAGAGTTTAATGCACTATCCGCTTTTGCTTGCGATCCCGCGGTATTTTCTTTTGCATTCCAATTCGTTTTATCAGTCATTGTCACATGAATGCTTGTGTTGTTTATATGATTTTCAAAATCTGCTTTTTGGGGAAATTGGTCTGGATTAAGACTATCGAATGTGTTTTTTAATTCAGTAGCTTGTCCTTGCAAATCATCAATTTCATTTTGAAGAATTTCCACTTTTTCGTTAAATATTTTCTCGTAATCATCCCATTTTTCAACATAATAGGTAGCAACGGGCAAAAAATTATCATCAATCATCGCTTTTTCAATAACAAAACTAAAACGATTGATTTGCATTGTTTGATTTGGATATTTAACGTACAATTCTGCATTAGCTTGTCCGTCGTGACTTATTTGCTCATCAGTCAATGAGTATTCAAAAACACCTTCTGTTCTGTTAATTATTTCTGGATTAACAATGTAGCTACTTTCGTATTTTTTGCCAACAGACAATACCATAGCAAGCGTTACCTCTGCCGCGCTTGAAAGTGGTAAATTGTTATCATCTTTTTTTGCAGTAAACTTTAATCGCGCAGTCCCTCCAGAGTCTTGCGTACTAAACCTTATCTGAGGAACATTAGCTTTAGCGTTCTGTGCACTAACAGAAAAATCAAGAATAGCTGATTTAAAGATTTGATTTGTCATTAGAATATCTGACCTCCCGCTTGTTTCAATTCTGCGGTAGTAGCGTTTAAAACTGGCGTACCAGACTTAACCAAAATGCCTCCGCTAGCAGCTTTTAAGCCGACATTCGAAGTTGCTTCGCATGTATTTGTTGATGCAAATAAAGCATGTCCCATGTACTCGGACGACATAATAATGTTTTGATTTTTAAAATAGTTGCTATAACAGTTACCTCGAGATTGATTGTATTGCACAGTTGTAATATTAGTTGCTTTCAAATTAGTGTCAAATCGGCATTTAGTAACTGTGCCGTACCAGCACCTTGCAAACTGAATTACCGTAGAATTATTATTCACTGCCGTACTCATAGAATTAAGTCCTTGTACCACGCACTGAAACATGATGCCAGAAAACAGAATACTTTTAACAAAAAAACCTGTTTGTCCAGTTGTCGGGTCGATTGTCGCTAAATTAGTAGGTTGGATATAAAAGCATTCCGCGCCAGAAAACGACTGAACTACAACATCCTCGTTATACTGCCCAGGTTCGCAAAAAATGTAAATAAACCCCCCTACCTTTACTTTTGGAACCATGTTTACAGCTTTTTGAATCGTTTTGAAAGGCGCATCAATAGCTCCTGTTCCTGTTACATCATTACCGCTAGTCGAACTAACGTAGTATTCTATATTTGATGCAGAATTACCATATAATTCATCTAATTTACTTTTTAATACTTTATTCTCGTCGTTTACTAGTTGAAGTAGCGCATTTGATTCAGCTAAATCACTCGCAATTGTTGAATAGTCACCATTTAATCGTGCGTTTAATGTGCTGTAGATTTGACCGTTTTTGCTAGTTCTAGCATCTACTACTTCAGTAATATTATTTCCGCCAGTTTCTAAAACAACGTTATCAATTCTGTTATTTGTTGCATTTATATCTACATCTTTTGCCAATGAATCTTTTTCTAATTTTTCCATATTAGCATTAAACTGCTGATACTTATTAGAATCAAAAAGTGTATTTCCCCATTTTTCAAGATTTAACATCTATTTCGCTCCTTTCAGTGCTTTTGCTAATTGGGCCATTATTGATACTATCGACTTTTTATTATTTGAAAGTGTGATTTCTGGCGCTTTTATTGTGAACGGGTATTTTTTATATGCAACTATCTGCACATCATAATCGATACCAAGCGGCTCATAAATAAATAGAACGTAATCTCCTTTTCCACAATCGTAGTATTGTTTTAAGGTCACACTTCCTGTCGTCGCTGGATAGTCTTGTAATTCTAGCTTAAGACGCCGTTGCATATTACCTGCAACAGTGTATCTTTCATCGGAAATGGGTTCTTGCCAACGAATACCCCATTTTTCTACTTCCGGGCTAGTGTATGTGATTGGGGAAAAATAGTTATTTCCGTTACTATCAACTTTTCCATATCCTTTAATCTTCGTTTTTAACGAAAGAGTATCAATATCAAAACTTGCTTCGTCTGTATTGTATTTATATCTGATAAAATTTTCCGTCTTAGCACCATAAATTTCACGTGGTTTAAATACTAAGTGTTTGTTGTCTGGAATAACAACCACTCCATAATCATCTATTAATTGATCTATAAGCGTTAAGTAGTTGTTATTTCCAAAGTTTTCTTGTTGAACTTTTTCGAGCATATTGGAAGGGTCAAGTATCTCCCACGAGAAGCCTCTGTTATCAGTTTTAAAGATATGAGTTAAGCATTGTTCTAAAGTAAAAGAACCTGTTATAGCGTCGTCTTGCCGTCCATCCTGACATGTATAATAAATGTGAGTCGCTCTAATATCTTTCGATAGCGTTTTTCCAACGGCGTCATGACTTAATTGTTTTACAACAAACTCTTGACCTCTAAAATAAACAGAGCTTTCATAATCTAAAAAAGAGTAGCAGTGAGCGTTTTTGGGAGTTTGCGCTATCTTAAACTCAATGCTCCACATCTCATTTTCTGTCCAGCTTTCGCAAAAACTATCTTTATCGAAATCTGTTAATATTTCCTCGTTATTCTTCCAAAAATCAGCAACTATAATATCGCTATTCATACATTCACCTACTTATACAAAAAGGAGAAATCCCATTTCGTGTCTAAATGGCTGGTGTTACTAATTTCGATAAGATTTTCTCCTTTTTGCAAACTTATTAAACCGTGATTTGTTGAGCGACCACAAGGATTACCGTTTATTCTAGGTGTAGCAAAGTCAATTACTAACGTGTCTGTAGCGCTTAGAGCAGGATAATAGATAAATCTATCTCCAGTTGTAATGTTGTTAATAACTAATTCTCCTTCATTTTGTCCTCTTATCGTTATGGTTAACTGGTGTTCGCGCGGATCTATGTCAAAACTACCGCCATTATAAATAATGAAACGGCTTTTAGTGTGTGTATATCTATAATCCTCCATCGCTAGTCCTTGCCCAAATTGCCATTTATCGCAATCAATTTCAGAATCACTAAGCGTAGAACTTAGTGATTCTGAATAACCTCGAAATACATCGAATTCAAGTGTCAAATCTGCGTATCCCGGCGCTTTGCGGTCAATACCAACGCCACTCGGATGTACTCTATATTTTTTACCAGGCGTTTTAGAATGAACTAAAAAATACTCGCTCCTTTGATAAATCAATTCCATTAACTCATCTAGTTTGATGTGGTATAAATCAGCAGTACCCGTTCTGAAATGGCACAAAATCGAGATAGGAAATATACTAAAGTTACTGTCTGTTGTTCTAGCACCATCAGAACCAGCAAATTCAGTGTAATTATTAATTATTTGCGGCGGTTCTCTGCTCACTTCACCTACCTCCAAATCAAATAATTCATTAAGCATATATGTTTTACCTTCAATTACTAATGCTAATGATGTAGCCATGTCATAGCCCCTTTCCGTAAAATGCTAATGAAGTCGAACTCCCTATATGATTATTTGTATTATCTGCAATATCTTTACCGTCGACATTGAAAATAATTGGTCTATCGCCAGATTGTTGAATAGCCTTGATTAAATCTGCATTGCTAGACTCTTTTGTTTTATTATTAATAATCGTCTTAACAGTGATAGTTCTGTTTAAATCTACGCTTTTTAGCCCAAGCGCTTTTTCAGCTGAAATCTTCGGCAGATTAATAGTCGGAACCGTCATATAAGAAGCGGCGTTTACTACTTTATCGACCATTTTATTAGTTGACTGAACAGCGCCTTTAGCCCCAGCTAAAACACCATTTCCAAGGCCTCCCGTGAAGAATTTTCCGAGTTCGATGGCCACACGTGAAGGAGAATGAATTTTAAGCGCCTTTTTCACTGAATTAGTGATTGTGTTAGCAATGCTCTTAGCTGTTTTTTCTAGTTGTTTTTTCTGACTGTTTAGTCCGTTTATTAAACCTCTTGCTGCGTTAATACCAGCAGAATACATCGCATTAGCCGCTGTGTTTCCCATTGACTTAGATGCTGAATTGATTTGATTCTGCGTGCTATTAATCGCTTTGATAGTTTTAGCGTCAGACTTAGCAAGAGCTTGCGCATGAGATGAACCATTTTCTACTCCCGCCTCCAGAATGTCGTTTATAATGTCTTTGCTAACACCTTTTTTACGCAATTTTTCAACATTTGCTTGAAAAGCTTTAATTTCTTTTAAGCGTTTCTGCATTTCTGCTTGGATTGATTGCGGATTTTCTGGGTCTACATTGCTAATAGATCCATAACTTTGCATTTTTTCAGTAATTGAAGCTGCATACTCTTTACTCTGCTTCGTCAAGTCCGCCATTTTAGTATTAGCAGCTTTTAATTGAGCGACTACTTTATCACGTTTCTTAGCTGTCGCTGCTAATCTGTTTGTTTGTTGAACAATGTAACCTTCAATACTATTCAGGGCCTTAGCTTGTTTGAGTTGGCCACTGCTCTTATTCTTAGAATGCAATCCCGCGTCAATCGCTGAGGATATTTTGTCTTTCAACGTACTGGATAGTTTTTTGATTTGCGATTCAGTTCCAAGCGCCCCAGCAACGAGATTACTTGCGGCTTTATTAACTGCTTTCGTCTTGCTGGCAATACCTAATGAGTAACCAGAGCCGAAGTCTCCACCTAGTTTTTTTGCTTTTTTGGAAGGTGATTTAGATTTTTGTGCATCTTTTACCGCTTGAAGCGCTTTATTAGCTAAAGACCCCGCCGCTTCTCCAACAGCGCCCATACCGCTCAAAATACCATTCACATATCCAGATGCGAAGTCAGAACCAACCCCGCTAGAATCAACAGAGGCCGCGCCACTTTTAGCAGAGTTACCTATACCAGTCCCTGCTGAAAAAGCATTTCCTTTTCCGTCTAATATCCCGCCATTAAAACCAGATGCGTTATTTGCTCCTGTCATTTTGAATAAATTCGGGTCAAAAGCGCCATTCTTCGCATTGTTTTTGAGTTCGGCACCAGCACTTTTATTTGCTTCAGCTGTACTCTTTAAGCCGTCCGCGTTTGCATTTCCGCCTTGTTTTCCGATATTGTTCATCTCGCCCGGAAGAGGGGATGCTCCTAACTTCACTCCATCAAGTAAAAATTTGCCAGCTCCTTGAAAATCCCCCGATTTAATCGCAGTGATAAATTGGTCCTTGCCACTTTGCCCGTTTTGGAACATGCCATTTGGTAAAGTTGAAAGAGTATTCATAACATCGTTATTAATATTTAATGCAGCTGTTGTATAATCTCCGCTTTGAAGTGCTGTAACAAACGCCTGAACACCTTCTCCACCGCGTTGACCCATGATTGCAGCTAAACCAGACAATGTATTATCAATTGAAGTGCTTGTAGAAACAAAATTTTGCCACAACGCAGACAACTGTTCATCACTAATATTTCCAAGTTGAGATAATCCGCTCGCAAATGTTTCAGCGTTTAAAGTGCCCCCATTTGCGATTATTGCGTTCATTTCAGTTGCCCAATTTTTTAAGTTTGTAGACAGCGTCTTGTTTTTCTTCGTTTGCTCGTCGATTTGAATTTGATAGTTGGCTTTTTCGGTTTCAGTTGAAGCGTCCGCTTTTTTCTTTTTCAAATCAGCAAGCGATTTCTCGCCAGTTTCAACAGCTTTTTTCTTTTCTTCATATAAGCTCTTTTGAACTTCTAAGCTCGTATTTCTTTCCTTTTCATTTAAGCTTTTACCCTGTTCTAGTCGCAATAAGTTTGCTTCAACATACAGCTGATTTTGTTTCGCTAACTCTGTTTGAATATCAGTAGTTTGTTGTTGTAAAAACTTCTTCTGTTGAGCAGTCAACTCTTGCCCGTCAGCCCAACGATTTGTTTTTAGCATATTTGAATAATCGCTTTGCAAAGTTAGTAATGTGCTATTATTCTTTGTTGTTTCGTCTACTAAAGTCTTATTTGCATCTGCTATAGCTTTTTTACGTTTGTCTCCTTCAAGACTCTGAGCTTTTTCCATAGCTACGCTATATTTATCTTGAGATTTTTTAGTTGCTTCTTGATATTGTTCGTAAAGGTCTTTAGCTGCGTTTAAGAATGACTTGGTTTTCTCATTAAGTTTCTTTCCATACTGATCAACTCCGCCAGATAGCATCATATCTATCGCTTGATTTGACTTCGAAACAGTTGTTTCAGTTTGTTTGGCAGTTGTTTCTACTAGTTTTAATGTGTCTTTTATTTTCTTGCCGGATGTTTCAGTTTTCTTTGCTGTTTTTTCGGCTTCTCCGCCCATTTGCTTGAATGCTTCAACGGTTCCAGTCAGAGCGTAATTATCTTTGTTGAATGCATCTTTAATAGCTGAACCCGCATCCACAAAAGCATCTTTAGATTGCTCTAAACTTTTCTTAGCACCTTTCAAATCCCAATGGAGAGCTTGAAACGCTGCTTTAATAGCATAGTAAAGTCCTTGCAGTCCTTTAATCGCAACTAACACAATTCTTGCTAGCACTTGAATAATATCAACGACAGTCGCTAATACAATGCCAAAAGCAACCCAAACACCAACACCAATGTATTTTAAGATATCTTTAAATCCGCTCCCAACTGGTTTTAGAGCTGATACTATTTGTTTAAAAACATCTACTATTTTGCCAAAACTATTTTTCACTGCATCCCACATACCAGATAAAAAGCCTTTAATCCCTGCCGTGTTTTCCTTGAAGGCGGTATACATGCCATAAAGAACTGCCACTACAGACCCTATCACTGCTGTAATTACTCCAAATGCTACGGATGCTGAACCTAGTGCTGCTTTTAACCCTACAAAAGCTCCCTTCACTGTGTTAACAATCCCGCCGAGCAACGTACCGCTACTTGCTAAACCTCTAAACGCCATCACCAAACCAGCGACTTTAGAATACACACTACTAATAATATTAAAAGCCACAAATCCAGCGGCTACTTTTGCCAAAACTGGCGCCCATTCAATTAAAACTGGTATAAACTCTTTGATTTTTTGAATTAAATCAGATAGTTTTTTCTGGAATTCAGGACTTGCTGTCACTGCTGCAAACTGTTTAAATGCGTTTTTTGCAACGTCTAGCGCTTGAATTATCGGGCCTTTTAGGTTTTCGGCGATATTCGCAAGGCTCTTCACAGCTGCCGTTTTCATGTTCGCAAATGAACCGCTGATAGTGTTACCTGCTGTTTTTGCTAGACCTGCCATTTTAGCCGTGTTCCCAGCCATTCCAGTCGTTCCTTCTTCGATGCCTTTTGTCAACATTGCGATAGCTTTTGTTGATTCTAAAGATCCTTCGGAAACATATTTTTTCATTTCTCCAACGCTTTTCCCTGTGGAGTTAGCTAAAATTTGCCATGCAGGAACACCCGCGTCAACTAAGCGATTAATATCATCCGCATAAGCAACGCCAGACGCTTGTAACGCAGAAATTGCATCTGTCATCTGGTCAATTGATTCTGAACCGTTTCCGACCCCATAGGCAGCGTCAGCAATAGCGGTAAATACAGGTTTTACATTCGCCGCTTTCATGCCTGCCGCAACCATTTTTTTAGCGCCTAAAGCGACTGCATCAAGCGCGATAGGCGTGCCATCAATAGCAGCCGTAAGGTCTGTCATAACTAGTTGTGCATCTTTTGCCGAACCTGTTAAAACAGTTAACGATTTAGTTGCTGTATCAATCGTATCAACACGACCAATGGCGCTACCTACGACGTTTTTAGTAGCGGCAATTAATCCGAACGCTGCCGCTAATCTGAGAATACTAAAACGAGCTTGTTCCGCTGGTTTTTCGACTGAATTTTTAAGTGCTTCACGCATTCCAGCGCCTGCACCTTTCGCCGCCGCTTTCGCTGCGTTAAATCCGCTTACTAATCCACTTTTAATTAAAGAACCAGTGCTTTTCGCAATGTTTCCTAGGCCTTTTAATGCTGAAATACCAGCTTGGCCTGCCGCTTTAGCTCCGGATTTCACAGCGCTAAAGCCTGTTTTTAATGCTGATTTCACTGTTGTTCCTGTCGTTTTCGCCGCGCTTGCTACGGCACTAAACGCTGTTTTCATTGCGCTACTTATTGCTAATGCCGCTGATTTTGTAGCGCTAGGAATAGCTTTCACAGCGCTAATAGTTCCTTTTACGCTCATATAAGCAGCAACTACCACCGCTTTGTAAGCTACTACGAAACTGTTTTTCACTGCTGTAGCCGCTGTTTTAGCAGCTCCTGGAATACTTTTAATAACTTTTACAGTAGTTTGAGCAAAAGAAATAGCAGCCGATTTAGCTGCTTGTAAACTACTTACTAATGCGGATTTAATACTGATTCCAGCGCTTTTAATTGCGCCGGGGATGGATTTAATGACATTAATTGATACTTTAACAGCCGACGCAATACTACTTTGTACTGTCTTAGCAATTGAAAAGAAGCCGTTTTTGATATTAACCGCCGTGTTTTTGATACTTGTTCCTAGATTTTTAACCGCTGTAATAGATGCTTTAGCAGCGTTTACGAACCCAATTTTTACTGTTGATGCCAGTTTAGATAGTGCCGCTTGTACATTAGAAGGTAACTCACGTATAAAGTTAAACTAGCTTTTAAAGCATTTGAGCCTGCGTTTCCCATGCTTTTAAACACATTAACAAATGTGTCTTTTAATCGTTTTGATTGACTAGCAATATCAGATACTGCTTCTCTGTATGCTTTATCTAATGCCGTTCCAGCGTTTGTTCCAGCTTTCGCTAAATCTTTTTCAAACGCATCAAGTTGTTTATCTGCTTTTTTATTGTCTAAACTAATCTCAATTACTACTGATCCATCGCTCATGTTCTCACCTCTAATCTCTTAACTTATATCTGTTTTTCAGTTTAATTAATTCGTTTCGTTCTTTTTCTGTTCCTTTCCCCGAAGGTAATTCCGCTTGCCTAATGCCGATTATCGTTTTAATTGTTGTATCATCACGCAAACTTTCTAACAATGCTCTAAACTTATACCAGTGCATTTTCCCCCGACTATCTAATAAATCAATATTGTAGTCTTGTAAAAAAGAAGCGTAGATATAATCCGCATCTTGCGTTAATGAATATGAAGCAATTTCTTCCGCATCCTCATTGTTTGTAGCGCTTGGCATCTTGTTTCCGTCGATATCATAAAGCAAACCATCGTCATTTTCTTTAACAATATAATTAGTGAAAATATCAATAAGTACCAGTGATTTTTCTTCAATATTCGCGTATTCGTCTTCCTCGTTCGAACGTGGCCAAGGCATATCATCAACAAAAAGTACGTCGATTGCTAGGTTAGCTCTGAACACATCAGATAAACTATTATCTTCCGTTAACTCAATCACTCTTAGAACGTTGTCAAAAGCTAAATCGAGCTTATACTCTTTTCCTTCATATTCGTAAATATCGTTAACTCCAAAAGCGAGCGAAAGCATTTAAATCACTTCGCTTTTTTTGTCATTTTTGCTTTATATTTCTTTTGGATTTCATTTTGTTGTACTTCCATTGTGCCAACGACAGCATCAACAACTTGATTATATAAAGTAAGCATTCTCATTACGTCTTTACAAATTGCATAACACTTATCAAAAGCTGTATCGTCACACAACAGAATATTAAACGCGTGTTTGAGCGCCTCTCTGACATTGTCCATTAAGACATCGTAATCATTTATAGTCATTTCGCCTAATTCGTCTAAGTTGTATTTATCCAATTTGTCCAGTTTCTCCTTGTACTTCTCATCTGCTTCAATCCATTCACGGCGCATTTCATCACTTAAGCTAACTCTAAATAGTTCAGTACCGAGTTTAAATTCTTGATACGATTCTTCTAATTGAATATTGATTACATTATTTTGTGTCATGTATGATTTCCTCCAATTTAAAAGCCCCTACTATAAACGTAAGGGCTTCATTTATTAATCTGCTGCTTCTACTGTTACTTGTACTACTTTGTTGATAGAAGGACTTCCTTTAGATGCGACAGTAATATTTGCTGTTCCTTCTGCTACACCTTCAACCACTCCAGCAGCATTTACTTTTGCCTTTGGTGGGTTTGAAGAAGTGAAAGTTACTTCTTGACTAGCTCCCGCTGGCAATACAGAAGCATTAATAGTAAATGTTTCTCCTACTTTAACGGTAATTGTATTGTGGTCCACTTCGACGCTGGACGGGCTCTCCTCAGGGTTTTGTTACCTTAGGCGTTTCATCGTAAGCGATGCGGCAAGCGAATGCTGGGAATTCTGTAGCATCCCCGCCACCGGCCGAGCCTTTAATTTCCGAAACAGTCGCTTTACCGATAGCTGTTTCGGTATCTGGGATTTCGATTTTAAACATAATGCTCCGATTTTCTGGTGTTCTACGTTTAGCGACAATTAAGTTTTGCGCTTCGTCTTCACGATCGTGTGTCCCTTCGAATGTGTAAGCTTCTGAGTAACCTAGCACAACCGTTTTTTCGTTGCCATCACCGTCATAATCGCCTTGCTCTTCGGTGTTATCTGACCCATCGTCAGATACGTTTGTAATCCATTTTGACAGGCGTTTCCATACTGGCTCGCCCGCACCATCAACAATTTCAGCTACAAAGTATTTTGTTTTCGCATTTTTAATTCTAGCCATTTTTATTTTTCCTCACTTTCAATATATAATTTGATTTTGAAACTAGCGCTATAAATAAACGTCCCATCATCACTGGCAGAAACAATATTAGGAACACTAGTTGTTTCTTTGTCCTCTAGCACAAAGCTGTTATTTAAGCTCTGTATACTCTCTATTTCTGTGTTATCAAAATAAGCAGTAATAGCATTCAAAACACCTAAAACTTTCATTTCTTGCTTGCTAGAACCGTTTAGGTTAAAAGAAAAAGACCGCTCATAAGAGCCGTCTTGATAACCTTGTTTGGCGTTATTTGGAGTCAGTAGCAAAGCAATCGATTCAGGTTTTAATATCGCTGTTCTTAATTTCATATCTTTTAAATCTACGTTGTTTTCGATAGCATCCATAATACTATCTAAAAAATCTAATGACATTATAATCCCTCCTCGACCGCTTTTTGCGCTACTTTTTCCCAGACGTCCATTTTATCTATTTTTGCCCGTTGGTCCCATTTAGGACCAGCCAACGGATGGTGTGTTAGTGTGAAATTGAAGTTTATTCCGTTATAGAGCCTTCGCGCATAAATAGATGTCCACATTATTTCTTTGTCGTTCATAATAACGTATTGATTCGACAAGTCACCGCTTAAAAACGGCACATAAAGCGCAATATCCGCAGCCGCTTGGTTAATTAAAGCAAACTGACCTCTTTCTTTCGCCTTTTTTACGCTCCCTTTTGCTTTCGAGAGGTCTACACGTACTTTAATCGGCATCAAACCACCTCTATTTCCCAGTGATGCACGCTATTAGAAGTCGCATAGCAAGGTATAACTTTAACAATCTTATAAGCTTTTCCAGAGAAATATATTTTAGATCTACTTATAAAGTTATCTGGCACGTTCATACTATTCACTGCATCAATAAAAATAACCGCATCATATCTATCACTATCAGATAATCCCGCGATTTGATTTGATTTTGAGAAATCGACACGAACATGTTCAATCTCTATGCCTTTTTCATAACCGACTTCATTGTGTCTACCTTCTTCTTTATACGCTTCATAACTAATGTTATGAATTAGCCAGTCAAGAGGTAACGGAGGGGCGTTTGTTATCGGTTTTACTACTTTCATTAACGAACACCTACCCCGTTATAAAGTAAACCTGTGTGCGCTAAATAGGACCTTACATCGCTACCAATCAATCCGCTATTAAGTGATGTAGCAGTTGATGCAAAATTACTATCACTAATAGAAGTTCTTCCGATTGATACGTTATCCGGCTTAGAAACAGCTAACTCACTTGTTCCGCCAGCCTCTTTGAAATACTCGATTTGATTACAAGTAGCTAACTGTATTTGATGCTGAATAAATTCACTGAACGATTCAATCCCACTTTTGCGTATTCGGTAAAATGTCACTGAATCGATTTTTCTTTCAGCATGCTTTAACAGTTTGTCAAATTCATCTTGTTCCAAATGCTCCCCAGCGTATTCATTAGTATAAAATTCTAATGTTGTGTAAGGCATAATATTCGCCCCCTTTTATCATGCTCCGCTGGCTGGTAATTCTTCAACTAGATGCTGAATACCAACGATACCGATTTGTTTATCTTCGTAAACTTTTTCCCAGTTTCCGGCTTTTGCTAGGTCCGCATTTGTTGGAGTGATTTCGTTAGCATCACGAACTGCATTTTTAAATTTAACTCCATATGGGTGCATTGTGAAAGCACGTCGAGTAAACACTTGGTCATTACCTTTAGAGGCATCCCGAGCTGTTTCAAATGTTGTTAACTTAGCTGGGTTACCTGTATTTCTTCCGATGGAACCTGTTGCAAATAAATATGAAGTGTATACTTTTGCTGCTCCTGTTCCTGTGGAAGGCACTCCATCATCTACAACTACACGATATCCTAAATAAGTTGGGATATTGACTTCCCCACGAGCATTTGGGATAAATGCAATTAAGTTTTGTTTTTGCAAGGCTGTATAAACCGCTGAATGCATAACCATTAAGCTTAAACGATCCGAAGAATCTCCAAGAAGTTGTTTTGCATCTAATACCAAATTCCCCGAAATTGCAGATGTTGGTTTTGATAGCAAGTGAGAACTTGCCAATGCACCGTTTTTAGCAAACAGTCCATTTAACACGGAAATTAGTACAGTTTGCTCTCGACGCATCCACCAAGAAGCGATTTTGCCCATTAAAGCGTCTAAAGGGTCGTCTCCTGAAATGACCGCCGCAAGTTCGTTGACTGACCAGCCGCGCCCACGATACATTACCGCCGCAATGTCAGCGCTAGCCGTGATTTTACCTGTTTCTAGTCCTTTTTCACCATCGCCTAAAGTTTCGTCTTCACCGTCTAAATCGTTCCAAAACGGCATATTAACAAGTAATCCGCCTGCTGTGATATTTTGTGCGACGCTTGGGTCAGCAACTGCAATTCCCGATTGGATAATTGCTGATTTTTCAGATGTGAAGTTATCCATGTACGTATTAAAAACCTCTGGTGTTACTACGTCTAATAATTTTGTGATTTCATTTCCCATTATTCACTCTCTCCTTTTTCCGTTAAAAATTTTGTTAAATTAAATGAATCTGATTTTAAATTTTCCTTCAACGAACCGCTGAAACCAGCCGGAGCTGTTGGATTGCCGCTGAATCCAAATTTCGGAACTGCTTCGCTTTCTTGAGCAAACAAATAAGCATCGCTTTCTTGCAATGCTCCTAGCTGTTCGTCAAGGCCTTTCAAACCTTCTTTTGTTAATTCTAGTTTGTCGTTATCCAAAAGCGCTCTTACCGCCTTTGGATTTTTCGCTTTTGCACTAGCAAGAGCCAGTTCAATAGCTGAGTTTTTCTTAGTTTCGGCAATTTCAGATTGGTAATTGGACTCTAAATCTGTATTTTTTTGCTGCAAGTCCTCGATTTGTTTTTTCAATTCTTCACTAGTACCAGAATCTTTTTTCAAATCGTCAATATCTTTGTCCCGTTGTGTTAGCTGGCTTTTTAAGCCATCTCTCTCTGCTTCCACCTCAGATAATTGTTGTTTAGCAGCTGTAATGTCCTTACCGTTTTCAGCCATCACTTTATTAATGACTTCATCCTCCAAGCCTAAGCCCTTTAAATATTCTCTTTGCATCTTTGTTCCTCCTCCGATATTTTTACGCGGCAACGACCGCGAGAGCCGTCTTTTTACGACTTCCGAACAGGTCGAATGTTATGCATATACTTTTTCTCTGTTGTATTGCCTTGTTAAATTGTGCGTTTTTACAAATGCTCTTAGCTTGCTTTGCTTCGTTCTAACAGCTTGTTTAGCCTTTTTAACTGCTAGTTCATCGCCTAATTCTTCGGCAGCTGATAATTTGCGTTTAGCTGCTCTTATATCACGTTCCATTAACCGTTGTTGCTGACTTAGCATATAAACGCGTTTGTTCTCTTCTTCGTCTATTAACTCGCTTTCGTCTGGCGCAATGTTAATGCCTTCAATAAAAGCAAAACGATGATGACGGCAATTACAACCGAAAATCCCATCTCCATAGCCATATCTAAGTTCTGGTGAGTAAATAGACATGTATTTATTGCCGTATTTCGTTTTTGTTTCTTCAACAGATAACAAACAGATTACTTTGCCTTGAACAAGTGAACATGTTGGTCGAGCGCCTATGTGCTGTGAAATACGTACTAAATCAACGCCAAATTCACTCATTCGCTCGTCTTCAATGCTGTTATAAACGCTGTTGACGGTTGTCCTAGTTACTGTTTTAACGTATGATTCCGGCGTCCATCGCTTATTAGCTTTATCCACAAGCGCAGGAACGCCATTTTCAGCGAATTTACTTACTGTCTCAGCTAATGCTTGTCTATGTGTTTTTAAACCAGCTAAGACGCTCTGTGTCGTTTCGTGTATGATATCTGAGTATATTTGTCTTGCTTGTGATAACATCGTTTGATTGATGCGCTTATAGTTGCTTTGTGCTAACTTAAAATAACTTCTCATTACTTTATCGACTATCGTTTGCCCGTCACCCACGAGCGGCAACACAGCACCCGCTTCAGCTAATTTGCTGAAATAGTTATCTACTTGTTTTAAATCGCTGTATCCCGCATCTTTGACAATAGAAAAAAGCTTCTTAGCTGATACGCCGGAAGCTTTGGAAATTTTATTTATCATTTGCTGATCTAGTGCATGAACTTGATTAAGTTTTTCTATTTGCCAAGCCAGCACATTGTCAGCGCTGATATTTTTCTTTGTTTTTAGTCGGCGAACAATAAGGGTGAATAGTTCATTTTCGAGCGTTGTGTACACATCAACGACCGGTTGCACAAATAAGTCAAGTTGCCTTGGAGTTAGTGCCATCCACATCACTCCTCTTCTCCAAATATTCCGGTCATATCATTGTTAGGTATTTCCGCTTGTTTTTCCTTTGCTAACATTTCAGCCCATTCATCCGCTTCAGCTTCAGTAATATTCCAAGCGCGCTGTAAAGCAATTTTCAGCGGTATCATACCTTGATTTTTAGCATTCGTATAACGATTGATAGTTGTATCTTCATCTTGTGCTATAGAATCGTCAAAATCGACTGTAATAGTGTCTAACTCAACTACTTCGCCAGAATAAGCTTCGATAAATTTCCCGACCTCAAGAATGCTCACAATCATTTCTTTTATGCCTTGCTCGATTAATTGCGAATGACTGTTTTTAGTTTGATAGGTTTCCGACTTCTCGCTTACAACTTCTGTAGCTGTTTTTAAGCCGTTTTCATCGAAAGTGAATGTGCCAGCAGATAATCCGACCTGCATCGCGTAAATGCGCAACATCGCGTTTATAGACTCGATAAACTCAGTTGAACGAATCTCAACAGATATATCTTTTATCGCTTTGCCGTTGTCGTCTTGGTCACCTTGATATAAAAAGAATGCTTCATCAGTTGAATCGAAATACTGCGTGGTTGAGCCGTCTAGGTTAACAGCCGTTTTAACAAAGCTCGAAGGTACCAACACTTTCTTTTTGCCTAATTTGAATTCTTGATAGTATGAATCGAACATCAAATCAAGCGTTTTTAATGTGTCCAATGCGTTAGCATAAACAGAAATGCCGAGCGGGCTCGTTAGATTCTTGTTATTCGCTATATTAGGTTTGATATAAATGAAAGTCGGACGTGTAAAGTCAGGTAGCGGAACAACTGGCTCAATATCGTCAAACAGCAATGTTAAACTTACTTTTGTCCCAAGCTCGTTCGGGTCATCTGACTGATATAGCTCTGTTGTGACCGTGTATACATCGCCTTGCCACTCATTCCACTCAAGCAACGTATAATATTTATTGTTTTTGTGGAAACTATTAGCAATAACACATTCGTCTACATTCTCGCTATCATTTGAGAGAGGATACATGCAATCAGCTGTTGCAAATGAAACTTTGACGTTTTTATTGCCGTCGTGGTATACCTTTATCACAAAACCGCCCATCGCTTCGCCATACTCAATATAGCGTTCCATGTTCTTCGTAAAACCGTTCGTTTTCAATACATTAAGCACGAATTCCTCAGCGGCTTTATCATCAATATTGATTTTCACTTTCTCATTAAAAAGAAGTTTAGACATGTACTTAGCTGTAACTTTCGGCAAATTCATAGATAATTGACGTCTGTTAACCGGATTGCCATTGTGTTCGTAATTGAGATTATGCCATTCAGCATAATGTCCTTGATATAGCCGCTTCCACATGTCAATATACTTATAATCTTCATCATTAGCATTTACTTTTTTGTGGTCTTTTACATCTTTCAGTGCTTTCAATAGTCCCATTCTCCGCATCACTCCTTTCACTCCCGCAATGATTTGATTAATCAAGGTTTTCACCTCCTAGTATTTGAGCCCTAACTTCCTTAAATTGTCTTTAACATAGTACTGAAAAGCATCACACGTATGATCGTCTTCTTTGACGACTTCGGGCTTGTCTGTGTTGATTGTTTTAACATCCCATTGATACTTTCTATGTTCCTCGATGAATATTTGATTTTCCGGAATATCAAGATAATAAAAACGACCTTGCGCGAGTAAATCACACACAAAGTCAATCATATCCACTTTTTTACCTTTTGCGACGGGGTGTAAGCTAACGCCGTAATCTTTATAATATTGATTGCGAAGCCCCCCCTCTGCGCTATCTACTGTTTGCATATCAACATTTGTATTGTAGTTTCCAACTACTTTAGTCATAAAATCTCGCAACTCCTTTGAATACTCGCTAGGTGCTTTTTTAACAACTTGATTAGCAGGACTATAATAGTATGTGTTAAGCAAAATAACATTTCTTTTTGCAGTGAGACCAAAACTTAGATATGTTGTGGCTGACACTTGATGTCCTGTATCAATAGCAAAGTCAATTAAAATAAGCCTGTCATCCGCAGGAATAGCTTTAAGCGGCTGAAACAGGTTCATGTTATAAACATTATCACCAAGACCAATTACCTCGCCTAAATACATCCAGCGGTAATAATCGAGGTCATTCTTTTTGTACTTCTCAATTTTCTTAATGATTTGTTTAGATAAAAAGCCTTTTTCATCATCCAAATAAGTAGTGTGATGTATTAAGTAATCATCGTCACTACGTTTACTATCTACATATTCATTCACCCATTCATATGGATTGCGAGGCGGGTTAAATGACATGTATATTGTAACTTCTTGTCCTTGTGGCAAATCTTCACGAATGAATGTATCTTCTACAACGTCAATATCAGTTACACCGGAAAATTCCGCTAATTCCTCAAACCACAAACCGCTAACATAGCCGACTGGAATTTTCATCGATTTTAGTTTAGCGGGATCATCACAACCAGAGAAATAGAAGCCTGTCCCCCAAGTTTTGTGGACAATTTCCATTGGCGACTTACCAAATTTAAATTGGTCAGCAACACCCATTTCATACAAAGCCCATTTGATTTGCTGATACACTGACTTATAGAGCGTATTTGCTACTTTACGCAGGCACACCATGTTAGACATTGGATTAGCCATTTTCTTTTCTACGAGCTTTAAACTGATAACAGACGACTTCATAGAAGAACGCCCGCCCTTAGCGATGATGTGATTATGTTTAGATAGCCACAAGTCATAAAAAGCGGGATTAATCATATCTATTACATTGATAATCTGATAATCAATTAGTTGTTTGTGTATCGTCGCGTTCATCGTTGCCACCTGCCTTTTTGTCAAGGTAGGCTTGCATTTCGTCAACGTTTGACATGATAATTGTTGTTATCCCTTGATTGCTTTCTTGTTTTGTATCTGCTCTTAACTTATCAATTTGCGCTTGAATAAGTTCTTCTTGTAATTTGTCTCTACCGCCTGCTGCATGGCGCTTAACTATTTCCTTCAATGCGTTTATGCGTTGGCTTATTTCAGGTTCTTTATCTATAACATCGTAGTTATCTCCGTAAGTCACAACGACCTTTTCTGTCATTTCACCGCGAGCTATTTCAGTTAGCAATTGCATTGCTTCCGTGTAGTCCATAACACGATCTGCTTCTAACTTCTCTAAAGCGTTGGCTATATAGTCTTTGATGACTGGTTTTGACAAGTTTTCGGTCGCTATACGATTAGCCGTTTTCAAACTATAACCAGCCAAGCGAGCGGCTTCTGTAGCATTACCGCATTTTATATATTCATCCGCAAATCGTTTTTGTTTTTCGGTTAGTTTCACTACATATCACCACACTCCCTTATTTTGATAAAATAAAAAGGACCATCACAGGTCCTCAGATAACTATTATCTCTTTCAATATTCTATTTTATAATCTTGTCATAGTACTTATAGTAAGATTCTGCATACTCATTTAGATTTTCAAAATATTTTATAGCAAAACTCTGCTGTGCTAATTCATTACCTTCATAGTGATTTAAGAAATTAAAGATTACTTGTTTTAGCTCATGCGGCTCAAAGATTTCATTGTTATTAAGACAATACTCTATCAATGACATATCTGGTCTGCTCGTACTTACTACAGACAATTCAATATCATTCATCTTGGCAACAATTTTTTCAATTGATTTAGATAAAATGCTTATTCTGTATTTTTCCAACTGGGTCTTCACTTTAGAATCTGATATACTGTGTTTTTTTATAATGGCTTCGTATATTTCCAACTCATCTATACTAGCTTCTATATCTTCATTTATACCGATTTTATTAGTGCTCAGCAAGTTTAAATACAAATAATCTCTCACGCTTTCGTTTAATTCTCCTAAAATATCTTTCGCTTCTTCTACCGCTTTTTTCACTTCCACTCCATCTCTCCCAATTTTAAAAGTTTGAAATTTATTAATACCGCAAATAAAACTAAATAACGCAGATGCTACTAGCCCTAATGTCACAATTTGCCAATTATAATTAAATAGTATTAAAACTGAAATCGGAGCAAAAATGATTATCAAAAACAATAATTTAATTCCAAAATTAATAAAAAACACCTTCCATTTTTCCTTAGTTACAGACATCATAATCCACCCTTTTATTTTTCACTATACCAAATAAAAACCAGCTGCTCAATTTTCAACAGATGGAAAGGGCTATATATTTAAAAAACTGGTTAACGCACCAGTCAGCGCCGCATGCGTGTTTTACATCCAGTATGGATAGGATATGAGATTGAACAGAAGTGTCGTCATCTGTTGAGACTAGTGGCCAGATACAAAGCCTCTGCCGGGCAACATAGCAATCTCCTGCTATATCATCATAAGATTATAAATGAGAAGTGGAGCGCAGACTCAATATAAGATTTTATTTTTGTAATCATCTTCACTTCTCACTAATAACATTTTATCACCTTTTTTTGCTCAAAAAGTGCCAGAAAAGTGCCATTTTCAATTTAGCACTTCAATCCCAAGTGTTGTTGCTAATTCAATAACAGCCTTCCTTTTCTCTCTTTTGTATTGCCTTTCTTCGTAAGGAATATCAAGCATAATAGTTATATCTTGTAAGTTATGAATGAACTTCTCAAACAGTATCTTTCTATGAATGTGCTCAAGCTGATTCAAAATAGCATCGTATTTTTTAACCGCTTCTTGTGCTGCATGAACGTTATCGACATTATGAATTGCAGCATCTTCTACTTTTGAATGAAATTCATTACTGAAATTCGGTGGCGTTAATTTGTATGTTGTCGTCATTGTTGGCAATTTACGACTTCCTGCCATTACACGCAGCATTAAATAGTCTTTAAAGAACTTTCTTACTTCTCTGACTGTCTGAATGTAGTTAATATCTTCAACTTGTGGTAGATTGAATAGTTGTCCCATAAAGTCGCCCCCATCACTTTATAAATTTTCGATAAACTCCCTTATTTTCTCAACCTTTTCAGCTGTATCAATAAAAGATTCTTCACTAATTGCTTCAAATTCAATATTATAATTAGCGATTTCTACGTCCTTTCCGTCACAAATTGTTTCTCTTGTAAATACATTTAACTTTTCAATTTGCATTTTCATCCTCCTAAAACATATTTCCCCAAGAAAAGCATCCTTTCTAATTAAACCCACTGAATTCTCTTATTTTCCAACGCTGGTATGTTATAACAAACCCAACAACAACCGCGGTTAAACGATGTTGAATGTCCTAAAAACTTAATTCTTTTCTTAAATATCAATATCGCTAGTTTGTTGTTATATTGTTCGAATATATTTGCTCGTTTCTCAGTTTCGAGAGTCGAGAGCGGCAATAGTAAAGCAAATGACTTTATTTTCTTTTCGTCTATTAGCTGAAAACTACGCTCTATTATTTCGTTTTGTTGTGAAAAAGGCGGGTTACTAATCATTAAGTCACAATTAAGGGGTGGCTCTGTTGTGAAGAAATCATTTCCCACATCATCAAAAATATGTGTCGCTTTATATTTAAGATTTAATTCATCTGCTCTAAGTTTGAACAAGCTGTCATAATGATTGAACGGGAACCACAAACTTTTAAACGACTCAATATCTATCAAGCTATATATGTCTTCAACAACGTATCTCGGAGTTGCAACGTGGTCTTTATCTGTTTTTCTTAATTCATACATAGTCATAAATTCTTAATCTCTTCTAGCT